GCGGTTGAAGTCCGTGCCGTTGAGCGTCGCCGCGCCAGAGGCAGTGGATCCTGCGAGCGACGCCTCCGTCTCGCCGCGCACGCCGAGCGCCGTGACTTTGTACGAGTACGCGGTCGCCCCTGGTGTGCCTTGCGGATTGACGACCGGCGTCGACGGAGAGGCGAGTTCTTGAAAGCCGCCAGCGTAGACCACCTTGATGTTGTTCACGCCGTCGAGGAACGAGAGCCCGTCGAGCGTGATCACACCGGCGTCTGTATCGGTCACGGCATAGTTCGACGGATCAATCAAGTGGCCGGCGTCATAGATGCGGAGCGGATCATCGTACAGCGACGTGAGCGTGACGATCGGCGGACGATTGACGAGGAGCGTCTTCTCGCCGCGCCGTCCGGAGAAGTATTCCACGATGGCCGGCTCGTAGTCGAAGGTGCGCCAGCAATAGCCGCAGATGAAATTCTCCACGGCCACGAGGAGCCGGACGAGTTCAGGATCGTGCGGCGACGCCTTCGTGACGTCGATGTTCTTCGCGCGCTTGACGTCGAACAGAGAAGCGATCACGAGGCGTCCTCCTCGTCTCTGGCTCTGTAGCCTTTGAAAGCCTTAATAAGCCTGCTTACTCGCCGTTTCTTGCCCCGACTCCGAAGTCTCGCCGGCTCGACCACCGCCCGTTCCGGCGCGCCGGCAAACGCCGCCGCCTCGATCGAGCCGAGCGGAGGACGGCTCGTCGCCGCCTCCGCCCGATCTCGTAGCGCCTTCGGCAACCGTTAGCTCCGGTTCTGCCAGACCTGCACCTTATCGACGAGGAGCGTGCCGACCGTCGTCGCCGCGCCTTCCTTGCCGATCCGACACACCGGCTGGAGTTTCAAGCCGGCCACCTGGCTCATGTCGAACGTCGTGCCGGCGGCGACGCGCACGCCGTCGATGTAGAACTTCACGTCCGTGATCGTCGTCGCGTCGATCCGCCCGATCATCCAATCGGCCGTGGTGAGCGTCTTGCCCGTCGCGACTTGCGACGTCTCGTGCGCCGTGTCGTCGGTCTCGACCGTGATCACGCCGTTCCCGTCGGCGCGGAACCACATCGACTCGGCGACGGTATTGACGGCGGCGTTATAGTCGCCGCACAAGCCGACGCACATGACGACCGCGCCAGTCGGCAGCACGGAGAGCCGGAACCGGAACTCAGCAATCAGGCCCTGGTTCAGAATCAGCGGTCTCTGATCACCCCAGTCGATGCCGGCGACTTGCACTTCGTTCGTCGCGTCGAGCGCGAGCGCCACGGCTCCGTTGCCTTCGTCGGCGGCGATTGCCTCCGTCGCAGCGCCGGCGTCGCGCGTTCCCCAGACGTTCGTGACGTCAAGAATCTTGCCGAGAAAATCGTCCTTGAAGACGACCGGTGCAATCGGCTGGACGGTCTCGCCGGCCCCCGTCTGATAGAACTCCAGCAAGCCTCTGAAAAATCTGGATTTGATCATCGCTGCGTTCCTCCTCTTCCGACCACTATGGCCGGTTCGCTAGAACCGAAAGAGGGAACCGGCGCACGGCGGAATTGCCGCGCGCCGGCTTTGTCCTCAGCGCTTAGTCGACGATCGCCGACGGCGGCGTCGCTTGCGCGTACCGCGAACCCACGAGGATATAGCTCGCCTCGGTGATATTCGCGGCGTTCGAAGCGCCCGTCTTGACGCAGACGCAGTCGAACCCGCCTGCCACATCCAGCGCCGTCGCCGGAATGTAGAACATGACGACCTTGTCCTTCACGGCAGCCGAGGTCGTGAAGTTGGCGGCATCGGTCTGCCGCACCAGCGCGTCGCTCGTCACGCAGTCTTCGTTCGCCCAGATCGCCACGGCAGGGATCGCCTTCTCGCCCGTACCTGCCACGGCGCTCGCCTGGAACGGCGTCAACGCGACGGTGGCCGCGTGGCCCTGGTTGATATGCACGACGACCCACACTCCCTCGTAGTGCTTCAGGGAGACGTAGTCGCCGGCGCGACCGGAGGCATCTGCCGCCGGCGGCAATCCTTCCACCCACTTCGCCTGCTCTGCGAGATTCATCAGGTTCATCGGAGTCTCCTCTTCGTTCGTTCGTTCGTTGTCGGTACGTTAGCCGCTACTTGCTACTCGATCCGCTCGCTCAGGCGTTACCGAGCCGCGAGCGCGATGAACGGGGAGATCGTGTTCGTCCCGTTCTTCGGCGTCAAGACCTGGTTCCAGAGCGGCTGCCCGTCGTTCCGCATGATGAACCGATAGACCTGCTCATCGTTGAGGAACCGGACGTGGATCGACTGCGCGGCTTGCAAGCCGCCCTTCTCGATCATGAGATACTGCGAGAGATCGGCGAACACGATGTCGCCGACAGCGCCCACCGTCTGGCAATACTCCACGGGGATGATGGGACGTCCCAGCAGGGTATTGTACGGCGAGTTATTGAACCCGCCGGCGGGGAAGAACATCGGCGCGCCGCCCGTGCCGACCGTCAATCCCATCGTGTAGAGCGTCGGGAAGACGTCCTGGTTCACGAACCAGACGGCGTTCTGGAGCGACCGCGCCCACATGCGCGCGTACATCTTCGTGATGTTTTCCGCCACGACGGTCGCGGCGTCTTGCCCCACCTCCTTCGCCACGGTCACGAGCGAACCGGACGAGAGGATACCGAGCATCTGTCCGGAGCCGTTCCCGTTCATGATCTCGTCTTCCAACTGGAACGAGAACTCTTCGGGGAACGCTTGATTGATCACGGCCTCCAGCGCCGTGGAATCCTGGAGCAGCTCGTCGGTCGCGTAGCAGAGACCGGTGAGCTTCTTCAGGTTGAGTTCCATCTGGCGGAACTTCGGCTTCTTCGGCGTCAAGGCGTCGGCCTCGTTCGTCCGATAGACCTGAATCCCGCCGTACCGCGAGCCGGTCGCGCGGCTCGTCTCGTTGATCGCGTTCATCTTCAGGCCGTTCGCGAGCGGCCCGACGGGAACCCGACGCACGCGCGTCAGGAGTTCGCCGATCGAGTACGTCCGCATGAACAGCTCGGCAGCGAAGTCCTGCTGGACGAGGAATCCGCCGTCCGACGGGATCGTCTCGCCGGCTCCCGTTGCGGCGCGCTGCTCCACGAGGCGCTGATCGCGGTGGCCGTCCGCCGCGCGCGCGATCGCTTGCAACTGCTCGCCGAACGTCCGGAACTCCTGCTTCGGATTGATCACGCGCCCAGGCTTGAAGGAACCGTCGCGCTGCATCACTATGCAACGGACTTCAGGCTGTTCGACGCGCGTCGCGTCCTCGTCTTCGGCGGGAGCGGCACGGTGCGCCAGCGCGGGAGCAGCGGCTTGCGCCGTCTCGATCCCCGCGAGACGCTCTTCCGTCTCGATCGCCTTCGTCCGCGCTTCGACGCCGTCGAGCAGCGTCTTCACCTGACCGGCTTCCTCGTCGGTCATGGCGCGGTTCTCCTGCTTGGCCTTGTTGATGATCGCGCGCGCTGCCAGAGCGTCCTCGCGATTCTTTTTCTTCATCTCTGCGATCGTCATCGTCGTTTCCTCCTCGGTTGCGTTCGGTGAGTTGTCGTTACCCGACTGCCAGTTCCAGTAGCCGCAGACGCGCCTCGCTTGCGTGCGGATCGGTCTCGATCGCGTTCGGCACGGAGTGGCTCGCTGGAGCCGGCTCCTGTGAACGTCCCGCGTGCTCGTCGAGCGGCGCGGCGTTGTCGAAGACCTTCAACACGTCGAGCGCGGTCGAGACCGCGCGCATCTCCTCCTCTTGCATCTCAAGGCCGGCCCGTGCTTTGAACAACGCAGCGGCGAGCCGATCCTTCTCGATCCCGAAGGAGTCCAGGATCGAGCGCACTTGCACTTCGGTTTGTTCGTAGGCAGGGAACGTGACCGGCGAGACGTCGATGAGCTTGACCTCGATCAGCTCGCGCGTCGGGAGATCGCCGTCCTTCTTGCCCTTCGTCCACATGTCACGGATCGTGATGAACCCGAAGCTCGACTCGCGGATGTCGCCTCGGTCGATGCTCTCGACGAGATCGTTCCCGAAGCTCGTATCCGGCGGCTGGATCGTGTAGCGGAGTCCTTGCGAGTCCTCTTCGAGCTTGAGCGTTTTGGCTGACGTCCGACCGAGGACGAAGTTCTGGTTGTGGTTGAAGAGCGCGCGGACGTCGGCTTCCTTGAGCGTCTTCTTGAAGGCACCCTTGCGGATCGTCTCGACAAACATCCCCATGATCGGCTGGCTCGGCACGCCGAAGCGCGCCGCGTAGCCGACGATCGAGCGCTTGACGCCGGCACCGTCGACGCGCATCTCGGTATCCGCGCCGAAGCGATACTCCGTGACGCCGCTCTTCGCCAGACCTTTCAGGATTGCGTGCTTATCCATTGCCGCTCCTCCTCAAGTTTAGACGCCGACTTCGTCGTTCGTCATGGCTTCGAGCGCGGCAATGAGATCAACGATCTCGCGCTCTCGGACTTTCCGCTCCGCGAATTGATCGCGGACGGTGACGTCGGGAGCAAGAACGGCCAGCACCGCACTCCCGACGTCGATGGTCTGTGCTGGAGCCGGAGCCGACAATACAACAGACGGCGCGAAAAGTAAAATTTCAGGCGTGCCGACAGCGAAGACGAGGTTCCGTCCACGCCGCCGTTTCGGTTTCGTCGGCTCCTCGATCGGCGTCGGAAGTTGACGCGGACGCGACCGGAGCGGGATCAGCATCCCAGCGCCGCTCGGCTCCGGCACGGTATTCGCCGGCAAGACGAGCGCAGCGAGCGGCGCGGCGACGTCGATCGTATTGCCGCCGGCAACGAGAACCACGTCGCCGCCGTCGGCCACGAGCGTCGCGACCGGAGCCTCGACGACGATCGTCTCGTCGCCTGCTGGAATGTCCAGAGCAACGGAGACGACCGGCGCTTCCACGACGACGACGTTCGATCCGGAAGGAATCTGTATGTTAACGGTAGGCGCTGGAGCTTCGACGGCGATCGTCTGCGCGCCGGACGGGATCAAGAGCTGCTCGGTTGCCGCCGGAGCTTCGACGACGATCTCGTTCCCGCCGGCAGGAATTAAGAGCTGAATGATCGGCGCGATCGCGTCAACGACGACGGAGTTCCCGCCGGCAGGGATCAGAATATTGAGCGTCGTGGCGATTGCCTCGACGACGATCGTCTGCGCGCCGGCGACGAGAACCTGATCTCCTCCGCCTCCTCCGGCTTCGAGTGGGATCGGAGGGTTCGGATCGTGCGCCGTGGTAGTCGGCTGCCATTGCCACGCATGGCGACCTGAACCCTGCGAGCCTCCCTGCCGTCCGCGTTCCCATCTGTAGTAGTTCGACGAAAACATTCTCTACCCTCGCGCATCGGCGCACGAGAAGAGCGCCGTCCTGATTTTATCCTCGCACGCTTGGAGATCGCCGCGCACTTGCCCGATCAACTCCATCGCAGCGTCGAGGTTCACGCAGACAAACGCATCCGCGTCAATATCCGCGCACGCTTGCTCGATCGCTTGGACTTGCGCGACGTCGATCATCCGCTCACCGCCGTGATCTGCCCCCACCAGTTCGTCGCCGTCGTTGCGGACTTCGCAATCTCCATGAACGCGAGGCACGCATCGGTTTGGATTCTGAAGAGATTAAAGGCCGAGTTGATCCCGTCGATGATCACCGGCGTGTTCGCCGCCGGCATCGGAATAAACGCCAGCGGATGTCCGATGAACCAGGTCACGACGCCGGAGGCCATCGCCGCCGAGAGGTTGATCGCGTTCGCGCTATTTTGCAGCGAGCGCAGCCCTTGATCGGTCGACGCGAGCGGATAGAACCAGTTGGGCGCGGTGAACGGGCAGGTATTGACCGCCGCCGCCGAGCGGATCGTCGAGAGCGCCGAGCCGGTCACGTTGTTCCCGTCTTGGTCGACGTAGTCGAGCGTGATCGTCGGCGTCGCCGCCGGCAGCACAGTCGTCACCAATCCTGAGAAGAAGTTCCCAGGCGCGAGCGCCGCCGTCTGGTAACGGTTCGGGACGTTCGCCGCATCGCACGACCGAGGATCGACGGTCATGGTGTGCGTCATGTCCCAGAGATGATCGTAGAGGAGCAACATCTGGCCGGCAACGGAACCTTGCAGAGTTATCGTTGTGAGGTGGAGGGTGTCCGTCCCTCCTGGGTTTTGTTGCGTCAACGCTCCAGTGGAAGTTCTCGTGCGGATCGCGCCCGTGCCGGTTGTTCCTCCGGCTCCCGCCGCGACCGGCCACGCGCCGACGTTCCAGAGGGAGTTCGCGCAGCCGACGACGCCGGTCGCGCCGGCCTTCGTGAACATGAGGAACTGGCCCTTCCCGCCCTCCGTCATGGCGCTGATCAACGAGGAGAGCGTCGGGAATCCGGTGTTCAGTTGCGATCCAGAGAGGCGCGCCGCGCGCTTCAGAACTTTCGCCGCGCGCTCCGTGCAGAGATCGGCATAGCTCGCGAATTGCCCGATGCGCGTATAGCCGACGAGATCGCCTTTATACGCGAAGACCGGCTCGTCGAATCCGAGGACGGGAACAGGCCAGTAGTGTCCAGCTTCTTGCGCCTTGCGGTAGAGATCGGCTCCGAGCCACCGCTCGGCGCGTTGTTCGTGGATGCTCCGAAACACCGTGCGCGGCGCAATCGCTGAGCGAAGCAGTTGAATGCTCATAGACTCCTCACGCGCTCGTGAGTTTCAAGACGCCGCCGTTCGCCGGCGTGTTCCACTGGATCGTGACGTTGCCGCCGTTCGTCGGCGTGTCGACAAGATCATAAAACGCAATCAACGGCGACGTGCCGTCCGCTCCTGAGTTCCGGTAGAGCACCGCGCCGCCGATCGTCTCGCCGGCGGCGAGTCCCGTGAAGACCGCGTCGTCCGCGTCGAGATAGGCGAAGTCATTCGCGTCGTCGCGAGTCACGACTTTACTCGCGAGCGCTTGCCGCGCGTAGCCGGCGACGGCGATCTCATGGCTCGCCGGATCGTTCGCCGAGCCGTCGTCCACGGTCAGGTGGTCTTTGTTGAACGTATAAGACGACTTGACGAGGAGGGCGCGAAGATCGCTCCCGTCGAGATCGGTCAGCGCCTTGCCGAGTTCTTCCAGGCCCTTGTTATAAACTGCATTGGCCATCTTATCCTCCCACTTCTTGTTCTTCGCTCTCGACGACGCTCGTCGAGCCGTCGGCGTGGTTGATCGTATACGAGCGCCGCGTCGGTTTGCCGGCGACGTTCACGATGACATTGATCGGTTGCGCCGACCGTTCGCCGCGCAACGCCTCGGAGAGATGCCCGTCGAGCATGATCCGTTGCGGCGTCGCCCGTGCGCGCTCGAACTCGGCGCGGAGATCGCGCACAATTAAGGCGACGCGCTCGGCGTCGGAAGAGCGCGCGGCTCCGCCGTCTCCGCCCGTCCCGTTTCCGTTCGCCGAGCCGCCGCCCTGAGTCGTAACTACCGGAGGATCGTTCGAGAACCCGACGTTCGTCGGCTTCCAGAACTTCTTGCCCTCGCCGTTCGGCAGCGGGTTCATATTTTCCAACGCGCGAATCTCGTCGGCGCTCATCCAGCCGTCGAGTCGCGCCTGATGATAGCCGTCCGTCCGCGTCTTGAAGTCGCCGCGCAGGAGGCCGTCGATCACGAACTCCGCGAAATAGACGCCGCGATCCTCCGGCGCGAGCAAGTCGTTCCAGATGCGGTGCTCCCAACGCACGCACCGAGGACGGACG